GACGAGAAGGTCCAGAAATCGTCGCCCTTGTACTTGCCCTCGCCCGTCTTCTCGTCGCGCTCGTACTCCTCGAGCGGCTCGTAGCCGGGGAACTTCGAGCAAAGCACCCAGCCGTAGGTCTGCGTGTAGTACACATAGCCGCTCCCCTGCCAGTAGATGTACCCGTTCACGTCCGAGAACACGGGCTTGTAGGTCGAGTTGTCGATCAGAAGGCTCGGACAGAAATCCGGCGAGCGCACCATGACGAAGTTGCCCCACGAGTAGCCCGCGCCCCGGAGGACGTACAGCCCGTCGTCCGACCCCTTCCCCCGCCACATCCCATCGGGCGGCGAGAAGTTCGGGATCTCCGGCGTCCGAACCTGCCCCGGCACGTACTGAAAGCTCATGAGTCGTTCCCCCCGGTCGCCTTAAGCGCGGCCTTGTGCCCGATGATCCACGTCCCGGACGGGATGTCCGCGCCGAGCGCGAGGTCGGGGAGGTAGAGGACACCGCGCTCGGTGGTCGAGCTGTCCTCGCGCCCGTTCGGATAGACCGTCACGGAGTAGCCGGATGCGGCCGTGCCGCCGCCGACCTCGCACATGTACGCCTTCTCCCCCGCCGCGCCGCCAGATCCCGCCCCGCCGAGCTGGAGCAGGCACCAGACCGTCCCCGACCCGCCTGCCTTCCAAAGGATGCGGGCAACGCCGGTCGAGGACGATTCAAGCGCACCGTTGGACGATCCCGCCGTCGGGACGGCGTACTCGTCCTCCGCGTCTTGGATCGACACCTTCGCGGGCGTGATCCCCAAAACCATCGCCCTGCCGATCTGACCGGCGGCGATGGGTTCGAGGAGAACGGCGTAGGGCTTGCCCTCGCGCTCCTCGGTCATCTTCTGGCCGATGAACACGGGAGGACAGCTCACGAACTCGTCCTCGTTCGTCGAAGGCGAGATCGCGATGTCGCTCAAGACCATCGCCGTGAAGCGATCCCTCGCCTCGGACTCGCCGTTCTTGAGAAGGACGATGCCCGTCATGATCCCCGACCTGAGTCCCTTCCCCCGCTGGTTCTGCCGCTGCTCCTTGGTGAAGTTCGCTGCATCGATAAAGGCGTTCCAGGTTGATGCCTTGATGACGACCTGGTCGCCCGCCTTTACCTTTTCCATGACTCACCTCACATTCCCAGGCCGAGGTTCCCGAAGTCGCCCTCCGGGTACACCTGCTCGACGTAAGCCGCAACCGGCTCCTTGATCACGTTCTTCTTGTTGTCCGCCACCTTGTCGGCGTACCGCACCCACAGGTAGTCCCAGCCCTTCTTCTGCGACACCTTGAGCTTCCCGACCTGCAGTCCCGACTGGTTCGGCGAGACCGCGAAGCGGAAGGTGATCTCCCACGGGGAGTCGTTCTTCTTTCCCCGCTTCGTCCCGGACGCGCCGAGGAACAGCACCTCGCCCGCAGAGAAGCCCCGGAAGCCGGATCGGTTCACCGTCCCGGTGATCGCGGCGACGTTCTTCTTGTAGGAGGTCGTCACCCGCGAGGCGTTCATGACGTGCGTCTCGGTGAAGTTGAGGACGGGCATCGTGACGTCGACGCCGTTCACGTTCCCCTCGTTGTCGACCTCAATCGCACCGTTGAAGTCGGGCGCGTCGTTCGGAACCTTCGAGACCGTCTTCAAGGACTGGTTGCGGTGCATCGTCCCGCCGCCGGTGTCAAACGCGAAGGACGAGGACTCCTCCTCGTCATCGTCGTCATCCTCATCTTCGGAGTCGCTCTTCCAGATGGCCTTGACCTTCCACGTGTCCTTGTTGACGCGCTCGGTCACCTCCACCTCGTCGAGTTCCATGTCGGCGACGGCATGACCGAGCGCCTTCGACCTCGCGGCCGAAAGCGCGGCATCCTCGTCCGCCGCCTCGAAGACGATGTACGGAATCTCGATCTCCGTAACCTTTCCCTTGGCGTTGACCTTCTGGTCGCGCTCGGAGTAGGACTCTTCGACTCTTGTTGCCATGTGACCTCCTTACTGGAACGTCTGACCGCCGCCCTTCATGTCCTTCATGAGTTCGGCGGTCTTCTTCGTGTGCTTCTCGATCTCCTGCGTCGCCATGTACATGCGCTGCTCCATCATGTTTCCACGGAGCGCAGACGCTGCGCGGGCGTAGAACGCGCCCTGCGGCTTCACCGACCCGGCGCGTTTCTGCGTCTCGTCCTGTGCGGACCTGAGTTTCGCCGCATACTTGTCGACGAGGCCTTCTGAATACGAATAGGCGTCCTTTGCCTTCCCGATCTTCTCCTTCTCCTCGTCGGTGATCTTCCCGTCCGCAGAAGCGTCGGCGAGCGCCTTGGCGAAGTCGGCCTTCGCCTGTTCGGCTGCCGCCTTCGCCTGGTTGACGAGGTTCTGCAGGAGCTTCATGCCCGCCGCAGGATCGGCCTTCAAGGTCTTGTCAACCTGCCGGTCGGTCTCGCCCTCCTTGCGGTTCCGAGCGACGTCCTCGGCCGCCTGGTCGAAGTCGCCCTGCAAGTCGGATATCTCCTTGTCGAACTTCTTTTTCGCCCGCTCGTTGGCGGCGGCGATGCGCCTTTCGGCGACCGCATCTGCCTCGGCGAGACGACCTTCCAAGTCGGCGATCTTCTCCAGGTCCTTCTGCTTCTTCGATTTCTCGAAGGAAAGCACCGTCTGGATGAGCTGCTTATACTCGTCCCGCAGTTCCCGAATGTCGCTGATCTCGTTTTCGAGTTCCGTCCGCTGTTCCCGCGTGAGCTTCTTCTCGATGTCGGCGAGTTTCTTCGCCGCCCGTTCAGCATCCTCGCGGGACGCGCCCTTTTCCTGCCGCCCTTTCTCGACGTTGGCCTCGAGCTGCTCCTTTTCGGTCTTGCCGCCGGTGAGAGCGCCTTCCTCGTTTCCGAGGATCGCGTCCCTCCGCTTGCGGGCATCCGCGAGCTTCGACATCGCATCGTCGATCTTCTTGCCGTTTTCGGTGATGTCGTTCGCCGCCTTGTCCATTCGGAAGGTGATCGTGTTCCAGGTGTTCACCCAGAAGCCGCAGAGCGACTGGTTCTCCTCGCCAAGCTCGCGGATGTTGTTCTGGAGTTCCTGCATCTCCTTCTCGACCTCGGCAAGCGCCTGCGCCTTCATCGCGGCGTTGAACCGCTCCTGCGCGTCGGTCGCCATCGAGATCGAGTTGGTCGCCTTGTCGATGCTGATGCCCAATGCCCCGTACCGGCTTTTCAGCTGGTTCGAGAGCTTCTCGGCCTCCTGCATCTCGGCGTTGTTGAGGTTCTCCTTCTCCGCAAGCTGCTGGAGCCGCTCCATGCGGAGCTGGTCCGTCGCCCGGAGGTCATCCCCCTTCTCCCGGAGCTTGCACATCTCGTCCGAGAGCGCCGCCGTGTGCTTTGTCGCCGAGGCCATGTAGGCGCAGAGTCCGACGAGCGCACCGACGACCGCGATCAGCACCCACGTGATCGGGATCGCGCAGAACGCAGCCGCCGCAGATGCCGCCGCGAGGTAGCCCGCAGCGACCAGTTTCGTCGTGAGCGCCAGGGCGACGTTCGCCGTCCCCGCCGCAGCCGCCCCCAGCGCGGCTTTCGCGTGGGAGGCGGTGACTGCCGCGCTGACCGCCGCGAACGCCGTGTGCGCGGCCGTGGAGGCCTTTGCGGCGAGACTTCCGAGCGTTTCGGCAGCGGCGTGGGCCTTTGCCGAGACCGTGGCTGCGATTGTCGCCCGGTTGAGGCCCTTCAAGGCCGCAATGATGCCGGAGAACTTCGCGGCTACCGCCGTCCGGGCGACAGCCGCCGTGTGCAGGTTCGCCGACACCGTAGCCGACACCGTAGCCGCGTCCACCCCCTTGAGGGCGGCGACCATCGTGCCGAACTTCGCCGCACCGGCAGTCCTTCCGACCGCCGCCGTGTGCAAATTCGCCAATGTCGCAGCTGCGACAGTCGCGGCATCCACCCCCTTGAGAGCGGTCACCATCGCCCCGAACCGGGCTGCGCCCGCCGTCCGGGCGATTGCCGTCGTGTGGAGGTTCGCCGACGAGGTCGCAGTCACAGTTGCGAGGATTACGCTGCGCAGTCCGGCGAGGAGTCCGCCGAACTTGGCGGCGACCGCGCTCTTCGCCACGGCGAGAGCATGGAGCTTCGCCGAGACGGTTGCCGCAATCGTCGCCGCATTCACGCCCTTCAGAGCCGCCAGCATCGAGCCGAACTTCGCGGCTACGGACGTCTTTGCGACGGCCGCCGTGTGGAAGTTCGCGGATGCGGTCGCCGCGACCGTGGCCGCGTCGACGCCCTTCAAGGCCGAGATCATCGCGCCGAACCTGGCGGCGACCACCGACTTGGCGATGGCGATCCCGTGCAGCTTCGCGGACACCGTGGCGGCAATCGTGGCGAGGTTCACCCCCTTGAGGGAGTTGACCAGAGCCGCGAACTTGCCAGCCGCCACCGACTTCGCAAGGGCGAGGCCGTGCAGCTTCGCGGATGCCGCAGCCGCAATGGTGGCGAGGTTCACGCCCTTCAGCTGGGCGAGCATCGAGCCGAACTTTGCGGCAACGGACGTGCGCCCCACCGCAACCGTGTGCGCGTTCGCCGAGGCGGTCGCCGTGACGGTCGCCGCGTTCACGCCCTTCAAGGTCGCGATCATCGAACCGAACCGCGCCGCCAGCGCGGTCTTGGCGACCGCCGCCGTGTGGAGCTTCGCCGACACCGCAGCCGCGATGGTGGCGACGTTCACGCCCCGGAGCGCGGTGACCATGCCGGAGAACCTCGCCGCGACTGCGGTCTTGGCGACCGCCATCGTGTGCAGTTTCGCGGAGATCGTCGCCGCAACCGTGGCCGCATTGACCCCCTTCAAGGCCGTCAGCATCGCCCCGAACTTGGCCGCAACCGCAGTCTTGGCAACCGCAATCGTGTGCAGCTTGGCCGAGACCGTGGCCGCCACCGTCGCCGCGTTCACGCCTTTAAGGGCGACGACCATGCCGCCGAACCGGGCGGCGACCGCAGTCTTGGCGACCGCCGCCGTGTGCATCCGGGCGGACAGAGTGGCCGCGACAGTCGTCACGTTCAGGTTGCGGAGTGCCGCAATCATCCCGTCGAACTTAGCCGCAACCGCCGTCCGCGCCAGTGCGATGCCGTGCAGCTTCGCCGACATGGTGGCGGCGATGGTCGAGGCATTGAGTCCCCGGAGTCCCGCGATCATCCCATCGAACTTGGCGGCCACCGCCGCCTTCGCAAGCGCGATGCCGTGGAGTTTCGCCGACACCGTCGCCGTCACGGTCGCCACGTTGATCCGCTTCAAGGCCGCCTCGAAGGAAGCGAACTTCGCGGCAATCGCCGACTTGGCGACCGCCGCCGTCTCGGCGTTCGACATGAGGACGAGGTTCGCCGCGATCTGCTTCGCCCGCGAATCAATCGGCAGGTTCAGGGCCGCCAGCAGCTTGCTCGTCCCCACGAGCGCCGGAACGGAGGCGTTGCGGTAGTCCGCGAACGCCCGCGCCATCAGCGAGAAGGCGTTGGAGGCGACGATCCCCTTCTTGGCGAGAAGCCCGAAGAGACCCGTGACGCCGGAGACCGCGCCCGAGATGACGCCGACGCCCGCGCCCAGCACACGCGAGGCGGTTCCGAGGGTGAAGAGCGCCGCACCGAAGGCGGTCACGCTGGCGACCGTCGCGGCAACCGACGTGACGAGGCCCTTGTTCGCCTCCACCCACTTGGTGAAGGTGTTGATGACCGCCGTCACGTTCCCGACCATCGGCTGGAGCGTGTCGTTCATGGCCGCGCCGACCGCGTTCAGCGTTCCCTCGACCGCGCTCTGGAAGAGGCGGAACGAGCCGCCGATCCCCCGGTCCATCGCCCGCGCCGTCTCGTCCGCCGTCCCCGTCACGTCCTTCAAACGGGCGAGGAACTTGTCCATCTCCTCGATGTTGCCCGCGAGGGTGATCCCGGACATCATGCCTCGGACGTCGAACACGTCCTTCATGAACGAGAGCCGCTCGGCGGTCGGCATCTTCGCCGTGGCGACGGCAATGTCACGCATCACCGCCGCCATCTTGCGAAGGTTGCCGGACGCATCTACCGATTCGACACCGACCTCCTTGAGCATCCCCTGCACCTTCGTGTCGGCGAACTGAATGAACGCCTTGCGGAGCGCAGTGCCAGCCAAGGAGCCCTTGATGCCCATGTTGGCCATCACGCCAAGAGCGGCGCACGTATCCTCGATGGACTCGCCACAGGACGCCGCCTGCGGTGCCGCCATCTTGAGTCCCTCGAAGAGATCCGTGAGGGTCTGCGCCGATCCGTTCGCGGTCGCCGTGAGGACGTCCGAGACCTGCGACATCTTCTCCGCCTCGAGTCCGAAGATTCGGAGCGAGTTGGCGGCGATGTCCGCCGACTCGGCGAGGTCGGTGCCCGTCGCACGGGAGAGGTTCAGGACGCTGTCAATCGCCGAGACGATCTCGGAAGGATTGAAGCCCATGCGTCCAAGGCCGATCATCGCGTCCGCCACCTGCTGGGCGGTGAACGAGGTCTCGCGTCCGAGACGCTGCGCGGTCTTGGTGAGCTGGTCGAACTGATCTCCCGTCGAGGACGTAACCGCCTGGACGAGACGCATCTTGTCGTCGAAGCCCGCGAAGGATCGCTCCGCGAGAATGAACGGCAGCGACAGGGCACCGCCCAGGGCCATCATGTCCCTGCCAAGCCCCTGACACGCCTTTCCGAAGTCGCGGAGCTGCGACTGCGCGGCGTTGAGGTTCTGCTTCAACTTCGACGTTTCGGCAGTCACCTCGACGTAGGCGCGTCCGGCGCGGATGTTGGCGTTGGCTGACATGACGGTTTACCTTTTTCTGATGAATGCGGCCTTGAGGGCGTCGAGCATTTCCGCGCCCTTGAGGACGATCTTCTGCGGCTTCTCCGCGAACGGGTTGAAGTCGTTGGGACTGACCGCTTTCCCTTTCTTGGGATCGCGCATGAGGTTGACGGCAAGGGCCATGAGCGACGAGGTCTGCGCCCAGTCGAACTTGCCCCTGCCCTCGACCATCAGCACGAGTTCCCGGAGGGTGAACGGGTCGGGGTTCAGACCGAGGATGCCGGCGAACTCGTAGACAAGCTCATCGATTCCCTTACGCGCTTTTCGAGTTCGGGATCGTTGAGCGCCTCCCGGAGCGTCTCGTTCCACTCCCCGCCGAACTTCCTCGCGAGGCCGACCGCCTTCTGCAGGAAGAGACGCTTCGCGCCGGGGAAAAAATCGACGAGTTCGTCAAGGAACGCCTTGGTCGCCGCCTCGATGGCGTCGCCTGCGAGGGCGGTTCCGAACTGCTCGTCTGTGACGTTGAGCGTCCGCGCCTGGTCCTGGACGAGAACCCAGAGGATGTCCACCAGGAGGCACGGGTCGTTCGCGATCCTGTCGATCATGTCGACGCGCACCTGCCCCTCCTTGTCGAGTTCGATCACGTTGATGAGATCGACACCGAGCGCGGCGCGAACGCGCTTCATCTGAAACACGTTGAGGACGACCTGCCACTCGCGGCCGTCCCTGTCCTTGAAATTCTGCATCGTTGATTGCCTTTCTGAAAGTGAATGAAGCGCCGCGCCCGGTCAGGGACGCGGCGCAGTGCCGTAGGGTTTTAGCCCTTCCACGTCGGGGCGCGGTTCACGAGCGTCGGCTTGCACGTCACGGAAACCGTGAGCGCCTCCTCCAGCGGCTCGGAACGGCTGAACGACGTGACGACGAAGTCGGCGTCGAGGCCCTTCTCGTTGCCGTCCGAGACGAAGAGCGCCAGAGGTTCGGCCTTGAAGTAGGCCTCCTTGATCGCCGAGAACCCGCCGTCGTTCGGGTCCCACACCATCTCGAACTCGACGGACGCCTCCTTCAAGGTGGCCGCCGTCAGTCGCCAGCCCTCGGCGGCGCGTGTCGTGACGTCCGCCTCGCCGGTCTCCATGTTGAGCGTCACGTCCTTGACGTTCTTCATCTCGGT